GCCTGTTACTCTATCGCGGGCAACGTAATCGCCTAGGATCAGTGGAAGGAAAGGTTGAAGCCTCTGATCAAGGGGTAAACCCTTGGGGTTCCAACCGAGACCACCACAAGATTCAGGTAGTTCAGATATAGCTTTGACAACGGTTCGTTGTCGAGGCTGAAGAATCCGAACCAGGTACGGCATATTCCTGACAAGATCCAAAAAGGATTCATCAGAAGTATGGCGCCACTTGAACTGAGGAATCATCCGTCCCGAGGTGTAAATCACGGAACGGAACTCAGCTACCTGAGTGGAGTGAAGAGTCTTTGACTCTGACACTGGACACTCTAGACGAGCAAGCGCGTCACGATACTTAATGTATAGTGACTCATCTAAGATGACAACATCATCACCAAGAATGAAGAATTCTTCATTCCAGTCTTTACCAAGGAGTCCTAACAAAAGGAGACCATGAGTAAAGGCAAAAGAGGCGAAGCTTGGGTATAACCCGAGCGGCTGCCCTTTGGTCCAGGTAACATCACTGGTTAGAGAGAACTCCTTAAGAATAGATGGATCAATACCCTTCGGTAAAGACAACCTACCTCTTGATACTCTCATAAAGAGATCCACGTCAGTGGCATCAGGCAACAGCTGTTTTAGGGCTGTCTTCTGAAGATCAAGAGGGAAGTAATCTGTTGCCCCAGAGAGGTCAACAGAAAATACCTTCTTATTGGAATTCAACGCTTGCAATAGCACACTATCAGCTTTACTTTGCTGAAACGTGCAATCCCAAGGAAGGGTCTTCAAGAGGTTGAACAACTTAGAACCTAGCGGCTCTAAGACCCTCTGAAAGACTCGACCAGGGTTAGCTACAGCACGAAGCTTGTAGCCTGGTTCCTGAATGAGGCCGATACGGCCCACAAACAGATCACCAGAATCCTTAGGCTCTTGAGAGCTTTTAGCTCCACCAAGGGTATAAGGAAATTGCACCACATCAATCTCAGGTTCGAGTCCCTTAAGTACAGGGGCAAAGAGACCTAAGAAGTCATGATAGAGACGCATACCTGAGGGGGTAACCCCAAGGTAACGAATCGAATCAATGACGCCTTCCGGTTCAGGCACAGTTCCTCGCGGAACAGGCGCCCTCTTAGAAGGAGATGTGAAGTATGACAGCAAAGGTCGGGCACTCGGTAATCTCCCTTTATGGGAGCGGATGCCAGACAGCCGAAATCCTAACTTGATAACTTCACTCAAGTCAGGAGGGACAGGCACAGCTTTCGCTGTGACACCGGAGAAGAACTTTCTACCTTGCTTCTCAGTTACACGAGAAGAGGTGAAAGAAGTGTATACATTCAGAAGAGCCATTACGTGCTCAAACTGAGAGATACCCTTAGAGGCGTGAGCCTCAAGAGATCCCAAGACACCTGAGAAGATTTTATTCTTACCAGGAGCCTTACGTATCCACTTTGAAGTAGGAGATAGACCCGCCTTCTTACGAAGGAGATCATTCTTAACCTGCTTCAGTCTATCCACGGTCCACTCGGCACCAGAGCTCTCCATCCACTTAATCACTAAGTTGATGAAGGGCAAGCTGATGGTACGAGGAACACCAATAGCCCCACCACGCTGTAGGAGATACCCTTTCTCTTCGGTCGAAAGATTGACCATATCAGTACTCCCTTTCTTGGGATGTGCAGAGAAGAGCATAGGTAGATCCACTACCACGTGGGGTTGTTGCGATTGCC